CGCTTTTATAAGAGATAAACTCTAAACTTCAATAAGATAAGCAAACAGACACTCTATTGTAAAAATCATTACAACAATAAAGTAGCGGCACCGCCAAGTAACTTAGCACCATTCTTAATCGCACTGGTAGCCATTTTCACCCACTCAGGATGATCAACTATTTGTTTCGCCATGCGTTTAATAATATTGCGGTGTTGTGGATTGCACCACACACTTGAGCCTCCTAATCTGTTTATTAACTCCATCATTAAGGATAGTAGTGGTTCACTACTAATGGGAGTTCTTCCAACAGTAACAGTTCTATCACTAGTGATAAATTCCCAATGGTTTTGTATCTCAACCGTTTGAGAAATTTTTTGATCAGCACTAGTCTTTTGATAGACATAAACAAAGAAGTTAGGAACTTCTTGTTTCGAAGCATCAGGAACTTTCTTTTGCCATTGATAACTTTTCACATCATCAGCTAAATAAGAACAGAAAGCACCTTTGTTAGGATATAGTTCATTAAAGGAATATCGATTTCCTAGAGATTGAACAAACTCTATAAGATCTTTTGGATTTGTCGGGAGCAGCGCTTGATCGCCTGCATATCCACGAGCACCATACCACATTCCACCCATTTCATTCAGGGAAGTGGATACATAAACACGAGAAGATTGACAAGGAAAAGAAAACCTCGAACAACGTGAATATTGTAATTTAAAAGCTTCAGCATCAGCTTGACTTGGAACTAGATCAGTAAAATCACTCTTTTTCCAGTAATAATTATCTATAGTTGAATTAAAACCTGATTGAGCAGTAATATTGAATGTAGAACGAGCAATCCACGTTTGAAGTGTATTGTCTTGAGATCCAGCTTTCTTTAACACAAAAGAAAAGTCAAAATTTGTAAACATAACATTAGTTATATTTGGTGTGGTAATTGTAAATGTTACAGAACCAGGAGCTGGAGTAGCAGCAGCAACTGTAATGGTTTCAGCAAAAGTATAAGCATTGAGTAAATCAAAATTTGAGTCATAAAGATTCCAATTAACTTGCATAGTAAACGCAGGATTTCCAGGCATATACATATTGTTTACAGTAAGTGTCATAGTAGCAGCAGCACTAATGGTAAAAGAACCATTATAAGTAAAAGCCGAGCCATAAACTGTATCACCATTAGGTAATATTGTATTGTGAGCAGAGTCACGTGTTGTGAGTATAGGTTGTAAGTCTGAACTTGCACCCGTGTACTTAATTTTTGGTAAAAATAAAGGATACCCACCCATAAGGTTTCCAGCTTGCGCGTAACCTTGTGATGTAGTAGGTCCATCACCAATCATTAGAACCGAAACACCAGGTCCAATTAGTTCCCAAAAGGTTTCAAACCAAGAGGGCTGTACAACGATAGCACCAAATAAAACACCAGGATTCTCTTGAAGAGGTATTGTAAGTGGGAAATTGTGGTCTTGAATATCACAAGCCACGAACCTTGGAAATGTAAAATCATTTATAGGTTCAAGAATCTCCATAATTAAAGCTTCATCACGATCACGAAAAGACCGACCATAAGTAGGACTGCGAATACCTCTCTTATTGTTGGTTTTTGTTGCAGGCTTAAAACCCGCATTATGTGATTTGCGCGGTCCTGACCTATTCGCCGGAATCGCCAATAACTTCTTTTTATTTGATTGTTTTTTAGATCTTGCTCTTCTAATTTGGTTTGTAGACATTTTGATATTAGTATTATTTTCTAAAGAATTCGTATAAATATATAACAAATTCAAACCATTCCCTTCTAATCCTAACAAGTCGCGACGAGTTTGAAATAATTCTCGATTATCAGCCAACATTATCAATTGTGAATGATGTCTCATCATATAATCTTTTAGTTCAATTATAAGTAATAACCAATCGTGTTCATCTGTATGTTCAGGAGCTAAACAACATTCAATTAAGAACGAGTTCAGTTTCTTAAAGTAATTACCAACGTCACCGTCGTAATAACATAGAGAAGCACGCATTTTTGGGATATTACAATAATAGGGATGTAAAAGACCACGTGAATAATGAAATTTACGTGACAGAAAAGATGCATCATCTTGAAAATGGCAGATTCGATATATCATATCGTGTCCAATTATTTTCGAAACTTTAGGTACATATTCTAGAAAATAGTTACATTTTTGCAACGAGTCATCACCTAAGATACGGACAATATTGTGCGAATCAGAGTGAAAATGTTGCATAACAAAATCGCTAACAGTATGTATAAATTGAGCATGGAAAGTATTAATAATTATAGTAAGTGCGTGACCCGAAGGTTCACCGTTAGAGTTACATAATATATTTCCATATTGATCCATATAATTTTTATAATAAAAAGTTGAGTCAAACCACCAGTCTATATAATCATGGCTTGATAATGGAGTCTTAGATTTCAGATATCTTTGAATAAAACTTAAAAAAGCTACTGACATCTTGCTATCTTGCTCTTTAATATCAGATTCTATAACCAATTCTTCATCACGAATGAAATCATTCAAGAATTCAGTCCAAGTCATTGGTTTATTATCTAATCCAAACGCCGAGTTCGTAGAACCCATGCATTGCTTAAAATAAAGGTATAATCCACCTAAATACTTCATACCTATTAACCAGGCAGTAAGTTGTGGAACAGCTATCGAGCGTGTATTTTTACCTAATAAGCGTAACTCATCTTTAAGGAAGAGTTTTATAATGTTTATAAAATCCAAAATAGGATTTTCAAGAAAATCTAGAATAATTTCCGGATGTTCTCTAGCTAGTTTCAATCTATCAATAAAAAAATTGAAACCAGCTGATGTTGGTCCGCGCCCATCGCCATTCAAATCGTGGGTGCAAAAATTAAGCACTTGTGTATCATCAAGTGGGTATAAAAAGGCCGCTAAGCCCGGGTAGTTTTTATCAAATTCTTGAAAAAGAAAATGATCTAACCCCTTTGGAGAAAAGGTTGTATTAAATTCATTTGATAGTTTCTCTGCAAGATCAGTTATAGTCATTGGAGCGTTGTTATTACAATACTTTAACATTCCTTTGGACATATCCTGCATATTCATAGATGCAGGGTTCCAAATTTCAGTCACTTCAGGTATTTTAGGAATAACCTCGTCGAATGATTGAAACTTACTCTTGCTTGTGAAACCACCAACTTTAAAGATTTTGCCAATGCAAAGCATTGACTGATCTGTTTCGGGAACAACTTTATATCCTTCATATCTAGGTTCCCAACTAAATATAAAGGATTCTCCAAGGGGTCCTAATCTTTTAAACGATTAGGCGTAGCTTCACATTTAAGTGAAAGAGCGCTACGGAGAAATTTCGGAAAACGACAAAACATCGCCATCCTAATGCCCTTCAAACCACCTCCATGTATACCCACACAAATCAGAGCGCCTGACTTGTTTCTTTTAAAAATAGGAAGACCGCACAAACCGGGACGATGAGTTGCGGGATAATAACACAAGGCTACCAAATTTGATGTAACCCGAGAAGACTCTAAACGATGGGTATCAGGAGCAGAACGAAATATTTCATCTGACTCTTTAACACCTCCAAATACTTTCACTGTAGTAAAACCAATAACTTTACGACAAAACAAAACACAAATATCAAATTTTTCCAATGATTTGTCCAATTCAGGATCAACATAAAAATCTTTCCAATCTAGCCACCTTTCATTCTTAATATTTTCAGGAACAAGGTTAGCGCTTGCTTGTACAACAAAACGATTTTGGGAAAGTTTGACCTCTCCTAAATCATGAATATTTGCTGCCTCATAACAATGTCTATTAACTAAGATCATTTCACGATCACAATCATCCCAACGACCACGACAAATAACACCGAAGAAATTCCAACTTTCGCCAGAACCGATGTTAACAAATCCTTGAGTATGTGGATAATTAAAAACAGTAGGATCAACATTACCTTCACGTTGAAATTCAGTATCCTTACTAAAAGCTTCGTTAGCTACTTTCGCAGCTCGCATATAAACTTCAGGGTTCTGACTACCTCTACCTAATATCAACTTAAAAACAGGTTCCCCTTGATACTTACCAGTTTCCAGGTTTTCAGCAAGAGGAATAACAATAGTATTGCCTTTATAAACAGTAGTTAATGCTCTATCAGCATGCTTACCAGTCTCCCAATCATCTAATGCCTTGTCAGCTATTTCCAAAACATCCATTTTATCTTTATGGGAAATTCTAGTCCAAGGTATTTTAATTCCTTTATTTGCACGTTGATAAATGCTCAAAGCTATACCTTGAACACCAGCTTTATATCTCTGATTAATTTCATCAGCACCAATGCCTTTGGCACGTCTCATTTCGCCAATTTGAAGGTTGCTACGTCCTTTCGGATTTTTCAACTCGGTTTTGGCTTTTACAATGCCTTTCAAATTTTGTTCTAGCATTTTTGGATTTGCCTGGGCATATCTATCACCAGATTGAGTAACTCTATCCATGAGAAAAGACTTAGCCTTACTATATTCAGCAATACTAGTATCAAACTTATTATTAATTTTATTTATAAATTGCTCTTTGGCCCACTCTTTTTGCTCAGGGTCATTAAGATTATCAGTTATATCTGCATCTTGTAAAAGGTCGTGATAATCATTGGTTCTATTACGAACTTTTTGAGCATGTTCTTTATTTATACGTCTACGTTTACCAAAGCGACCACCTTTAAAAGGGCGACCCTCTCTAATAATACATTTTTCTAACTGTTTTATTTCTTCATCTTCTGAAAAATCAAATTTCCACTTATAATAAAGAAATATAACAAGGGCTAAAACAGAAAAAATAATAAGCATTAAAACCCACACGGGCACAATAGCTTCAATTTTCATAAGACAGCATTTCATTTTCTTAATGGCTTTATTTATAGCAACGCAAAGAGAATTATTATTCTCCGAATAAGTGTGTTTGTCGCCTTTCTTAGCTTTAAGATCAATGTAGACAGAACGCCAGTTGTTGGTATGACGATATATCATATGACCACAACCACCGGCTGTTAAATATACTGTATCCATCGCGTTAACAATGCATAACGGGGATACAGACGCATCCAAAGGCGCATCATAAAGATGACCAACATTATCATAATCAAAATCATAAATAGTTGCTTCGGGGCCATACGTTTCACTTTTACGATTCGGCTTTGAACCAAATTCCCAAGGTGTAACACCATGTTTACAACGCACAACTAAGGCTCTACCATTTTTAACTAATACAGCACCATAACCATCAATATATTCATTAAAACATAAATTCTCGACGGCTGCTTTACCTGTATCAATAGCATACAAAATGATATTTACCATTTTACGATTAGGATACCAACTAGGTATAAATTTACTCCAAACATTAGAATTAACCTCAAAGTAACGCAAAAGCATATAGTGATCTAATTGAAAAAATCCGCTTATGGGCAAATTTAAAGAGCCCAACGACTTTTTAAGATCATCATGTTTACCAGAGATTAATGTATTTAACATATAAACCCAATCTTCATTGAGAATCGTTGTATCATCAAAATGGTAGAGATATTTATAAAAATAATCACCCAAAACTCGATAAGTTGCATCTGAACGAGCATACGTTAAAGAATACTCATTAAGTTCTTTAAAAGAATACTTCACATCAGTTGGATGGGAAGACATATACTTCACAGTTTCTAATTCCCAATTTTTAAAAAATTTTTCTGCTGTTAATTGACGAAACCATTCGTTATTAACCAAGGAATTAAATCGTTTATGTATATATTTTATACCCAACAAAGGCGTCTTCTTACTCCAATCAATACGATATGACAAATTATTAATAATAACTTGATGACAAATTTGAGGTAAATGAACTTTACCGTTCAAAACTTTACAATCATAAACAATCCATGCATCTGCATTAATAACAAGAAAATATAAAGTAATATTATCAACTACTAAGGCTTTCAAGAAAAACTCATAATCATTAAATGTTAATGTCGCCTTGGAATCAAAATCAGGTGCATCCAATAAATCCTTTATCTTATACTTCTTTCGATTATAAGTGAAGAAATCATTTTCTACATCTAATACATTGTCCGAGGCTTTAAGTTTTTCAACCACAGGAGCCAAAGGCTGATTAGTAACATCCTTATAGTGAACTTGCGGATCTACCATAATTTCATTAGGTTTAAATGGAACAGGTGTAATCTTTCTAAACAATAACACTTGTTCGATAATTGCTCTTTGTATACCATCCTCAGAGGAAGCTTCATGAAAAATCAGAAGATCTTCATCTGGAACGCCATCCATTTGATCAGGAAATTTTATATCATCCTCAGGAAATTTATCTCTAATTATTTTCTTAATTTTCTTCTTTTGAGTTTTACTAAATTCCTCTTCAAACAACATGTTCAATAATTCATCAATTGTACGCTCTTGATAACCTTCTGGAAGGTTACCTTCGAGTTCCACAACGATTTCATAAACTTCACGTAATAATTGAAGTTGATGAGCTTCTACATGTCTATCATAAAGTTGACACTCACCAACACTTACACGATATGGACGGCAATTATCCCATCCATGAAACATAAAATCACACTCTATGGCATAAGTCTTATGATCATGCAACGAAAATTGAAATGACCAACGTGCATTGAACCATGCTCTACAACAAAGTGCACATAATCTTATACTAGTATAATCGGGATTTTCTGGCCTGGTGATATCATTAACGATACCGCCTTCACGCACCCACGCAGGTTTAAACGGCGTAACAAATGCATCCAAAATAGCACGAGCTGTATTCATTTTTGCTTGTTTCTTTGTTTTTGCACCAACAGCTGTAATAGTTTTAGAACCCATATAATCAAAGTTGATAGTACAATAAAAGACCGGCATATGAGGAGGTCCTCTAGAAAAAAAATCAACTTGATATATTATGTTTCTCGATATAAAAAATCTCGTCATAGCACAAACGTCTTCAGGAACGCCGGCTTCAAACGGACCACTTTGCTCATCCCTAGGGATGGCTTTCTTTGCGGTCTTTTCTATTTCTTTGTGTATATCGTCCTTAACCTTAAATCGTTGCCTGTCACGAATAAAATTATCAATATCTTCGCGACACGTAACTTCAACTTGGTCAGGGTCAGTAATAATGGTTTGATTACCTACAGATTGGGCACCTCCTTGTCTTTCCCATTTCTGGTATTTAGCACGAGGAACAAAATCACCAACCCTAGGATTATGACCTAAGCCACACAATGGATTTTCAATTGGATCCAAGCAATTTTTCAAAGCCATAAAACCTTGAAAAAATAACTTCACCATAGTAGTAGACGTGTCTGTAACATCTTGATACCTTGCACATAGATTGTAATACCTATTCTGTGCTTCACTAATGTATCCATGTTGACGTTCCCAGTCACCATGCTTGGCTTTAAGAAAACTTGCTTTGTATTCTTCTTTAACAACGGCGAGAAAAAAAGCTCGCTTAATTGAACGCAAAACAGATGAACCTAATATCCATAAAATAACCGCCAGAAGCAACATATTCATAATGGATATGTAATATCTGACAGAATTACTCATATACGCCCACATCATTGCAACAGTAATAATGGGGAATAAAAATATGACGCTTGAACTTAAAAGTATGGTTATTCCACTAAGAAGTAGAACATTAATAAGAGCGAGCGCAATTAATAAGATTATAACGCCAAGTCTAACCAAGACTTGATAACGTTTAGGATCAAACAACACAATAACAAACAACAATATTGGAACAACAATAGGAGACGATAATGCTTGCACACACTGAACTTTCCAATCACCAGGTTTCGACGGCTCTATCCCTAAAAGATAAAACTTTATCCTAGCCAAATTAAAAAGATTCTTAATGCGAGTTTTATAATCACTTCCTTCAAGTAATCCATACGCTATCTTTACAGATTGAGTGTACTTCATCCAATATAAAATGTTTAATAAAATAATTGTTAATGTAAGGAACACAAAAGTAGTGTTCA